AGGAGGGGTAATAGAGATAGTGTCAGTCGTTGAGCCATCAACCACCTTAACCCTGAAATTTAATGAATATTGTCTATTTACTAGAGTGGAATTAAAATATGTAATTTCTTTAACTCCAGTCTCTGCTAGGATGTTTTGCTGAAAGATTAAATCAACAGAGCTTTTGGTATTCTTGAAGCCAAGAATTCTTTGCATATAAGGGATGCCATAGTCTGTATTCAGAAACCATTCACCGTATAGCGTTCGTAATCTAATGAAAAGTCTTTGTTGTACAGTTTCAACCAGAGGCTGAGTCATATCTGATTTTATTAGAGGACGGTTTACAAAAATCACGTCACCTGTCGAGTAATCAAGTTTGAAGTCGATAATACACCTTCCTTATGGTACAGGTGTACCAGATGTTCCTGTTCCTGTTTGTACGCCCACATGTTTATGTGTTGCGAATGGAATTGTGTTGAATGTGAATGTTCCTATGTGAGCAACATTGCCTGTCCACAGTGTGTTTTCAGCGTTGATAGTGAGGTCCGGGGTTGTAATTGAGGCTGAGCTATTTGCTACTATTTCAGCATTGTCACATTCTACAGAGACATTTTTCCTTGTTCTTAGAAGAATATCTCCATTCTGTTTTAATCTAACTTCAACTTCTGCCTCTGTACCAACACCATTAACTAACACAGTATCATTCGTACTGTGGTCCCAGCTTCTTTTAGCTGGGTTATTTATAGCAATGTTAGGCGGCTGTATTGGATAAAAAACAGCATCGCTTTTATCCATCTTAGCGAAGTTGTTTGGGGTAGATGGGTAGCCATCACCACTCTTCCAAACCTCAAGAGAGCGCATGGAGAATACGGCCATACCTGTATCCCCTACGTTTATAGGGAAAGTAAGACCTGCTGTTTTTGATACAGGGAATCCAACTGGTACGCCCATAATCACACTCTGTTCAGCCGTAGTGCCATCTTCTTTTAGCTGATTTATAGAGGGTTGGATGTTAACCAGTTGAGTGTTTAGGTTGTTAACAACACCTACAACAACACAAGGAATTGAGGTATAGTAATTATTTGTTTGATTTTCAATAGCGGAATTAAGAAGTTCTTGAAGACTTGCTTCTCTACTCATTTAGTCACCACCTTCTCAATTGCTTCTGCTCTAACTTCTACATACCAAGGGTTGTCTCTGTAACCACCAGTGAACCTCAGATCTACAATTTTATACCAACCTGTGATATAAGTATCTTCAAGCTTTACGATATCCCCAGCTACAAGATCACCGTTTAACATCATCGTCCACTGAACACCTTGCTTCTTTGCCTTGTCTTTCTTTGATCTTCTGATATCACCATCTATACGATAAGCATTATCTACTAAACCTGTATATTTAGAGATAACGTATGCTTGTTCAAAGTTTTCAGTGTTACCTCTGTCCCTTTGATGGACATAGAGAACATCATCATCTAATTGCCAATCACATCCGTATTTTCTACAAAACTCATCAAGCATTTCTCTTGGAGTACCTGTAAGAGGGTATCCGTAGATTACTTTATTGTTAAAATTTGTCCCGTTGAAAACACCACGAGATGCACCAATAGACTTAGCAAGCGTATCTAAAACTTCTGCTAGTGTTTTCCCTTCAGGTACAAGTTGACTTAGGATGGTATGATTTAATTCAGTATACCCGCTACCCATCCTGATTTGTGTAACCCTGTCTGGACCTTGTTTTCTTGTAGTACAGAAAGTTATTTGTCCTGCAAACAATCGCTTAATACCAAGATCTACATAGCCTGCACTAAAAACAGCAGCTTGGTAGTCGCCCTCAAGCATCTTAATCGTATCGTCTGGGAGATTATATATTTCGATAGTTGCACTATTGGTTTTATTCTTATTGCTGCTGGATTTGGAGATATCGAAGGTTATGTGTCTATCATTAATCAACACACCATTTCCTGATCTATAATCACCTACGATAAGTTCGTATTTTCTATCCCTGATTCGTAGATCAAGATTTGCCATGATTAATCTTCCTCGTCCCACACATAGTAAAAGTTATAGTATTGGTCTAAATTTTGAGGATAAACCTTGTAAGGCTCTGATACGATATCGGAGATTTCCTCCATCCAGAACCACCCCGTTAAATTAGGGAGTGCATAATCCTTAAACATTGGGTAAGAAGGAACAAGCCTTTCTCCTACTACAATAGGGTTTAAGTCTGCATCTAATAAACCGAAGCAGTAGCTCTCCATCCTTTCATTATACTTGAACTCAAGAACATAGGAGTTATCTTCAAGACTTACAGAGTAGGTATAGTGAGGGGCATCAAATAAAGGTAAAGATACATACTTCAATGTCATTATTAAAGCTCCTCAGCAATATCGCCCATCTTATCTTTATCTGGACCTTTTTCATTAATAGGAGGAGATAACACATCTTTTTTGGTGCTATCTTGTTTACCTTTATTTTCTTTAGAGCCAGACTTACCTTTCACAGAGGATGCTACATCTTTAGGGATCGTTGTCTTTTTCAAATATGCAAAAGTGACTTGCTCAAATGTCATATCGCAATACAATGCATTACCTGAATTAGCATCCTCCCTGAACACAAGATTTGTGATTACAAGACGAGGGATAATCTTTTTAAGCAAAGAACCAGTAAACTCATAAAGCTCAACAAGCTGAATAAAACTGTCAAATTGCTGAGTCTTTTCGTTGTACTTTATACCCTCTAACCTCTGAATAAGCTGTTCTCTTATCTGTTCAGTTAGGTCAGTTTGAGCCAAGTCTATAAACGCAGTAGGACTTAGTTCTGGTAAAAACTGTCCAAGAGAGTCTGGTAATAGTTTACCAAGAACTGTAAGGTCAGTAGAGGTTACTGTAACGGGTTCAGGTGCTTCTCTTGTATTATATGGGAAGTTACCTTGCCCATCACTTATAAGCGTAGTACCTGTACTTATATCGTCTGTAGAAAAGACACCTGAGATTGTAAACACAGGATTCTGTTTAATGAAGTGGTCTGTAATAGGAGAGCCGCCATCAACAGGGTGTTTACTTACTTGTCCTGTGTAGCTTTGTGTGTAAACTGTAACAGCATCAAAGTACAACATACCAGAGTAAGGATCATTTTCTGTTGTATTGTCTCCCCATTTAATAGCGAAACTCATATATCTTCCTTATCTGGTATACTGTTGTAGTGTGTTTTCCAGAACAGAAGTAAATTGCTTCTGGAATTTCTCATCAAAGTCATCTCTTGTTGCAGCATCTATATTAACTTTGATGTCTGCTTTGATATCAATAGACCCATTCCCACCTGCCTGATTACTGGGAACATAAGGGTTTAAGGATTTATCTCTTGCATCACTCTGGTCTACAGGGAAGATACCCACGGGCCCATTGAAATTATCAGCCCTTCTGTTGGCAAATAGGATAGCTTGTTTAGCCTTTTCTCTGTTCATCCAATCAAAGTCTGAAGCACTACCATTGCCAAATGGAGCATCAATGGTTGGGATTCTCGGGCCATAGGGACCAATAGCATCTAAACCTGAGTTTAGACCGCTAATGATTAGATTAGCTCCTCCGCGACCCGGAGCTGTAAGCGTATTACCCAGACTACTACCAGCTGCTATTGCAGCTCTTTTAGCCTCAGCCGTATCACCTTCAAACAAAGCATTAACAGCAGCAGAACCATTACCAATAACCCGAAGAGATGTCGTTAGGGTTTTAAGAGCTTCACTGGATTCCATTAAACCAAGAAGCTTAGTCCACGCTGTGTAGATATTACCTGTAAGGGTTTCAAGCTCTGTTAGAGTCGATTTAAATGTTTGTAAGAACTCAAATGCCTTAGCTCTATCTTCTTCTGTTGGGAAAAGTTTACTTCCTAAGTAACTATCTTTACCCTCAAAGAATCTTTGGATAGACTGGAAAGAAAGAAGAGCATAAGAAGCATACTTAGTAGCTGTGTCAAACCCTTTAGCCAGTCTTTCAACTAACGGACCCGATTCAGACAACCCTGCATTTAATGTTCTAAAGAGCCTAGCAAAACCTGATTCAACACCGCTGTCTGAGGCAATCCGTGCCAAGTCGGTGTAAGAATTCTGGAATCTTGCTTGTTCTGCTTGTGAAGCCTGTCCAGCTGCGGTAAGACCTGCTTGTGAACGCTGTGAAGCAATGTCACCAGCAAAAGTAAGAATATCACCTTTTACTTGACCTTTCTTCATAGCAGCCATTAAATCACTAATTGCTTCTTGGCCTGTTTTATTGCCACCAAGCTGCTTTTGATAAGCTTCTGCGAAGATACTTACAGCTCCAGGCATCGATTCTGCTAGCTGGCCGACCAATTCTTCAGATTGGAGTTTATTCTTACCTGCTATTTGGGATAGTGCTCTATAGACACGCTGCT